GTTAAGAAGATACAGTCTGAGGCTGCGTTGAATATTGCCAAGGTGCAGAACACCGCAGAGGTTGACCCACAAATGCGTGTAGCAGAACTGCAAGCGAAAATTGCAATGAACGAACGGCAGTTGGAACTTCGTAGAGAACTGTCAGCTGCTACTAATCAAATCCGTCAAGGACAATCCGAGACTAGCGCTGCAACTAAGATTGCTACTACAGCAATGCAGACTGCTCGAAATGCCACAACACCCCCAACCCAGGAACGACAGGAGTTCTTAAATGAGTAAGCAAGAAGATAAAACAGAAGATAAAGCACTTGAGTTTGATGTGATGCCAGGAGCCGACCGTCCTGAAGAGGACGACTCGCCGCAGTTAGACCTGAGCTTTGAAGAAGTTACCGCAGAAGCTGAACCTAAAGCTGAAGAAGCCGAAGAAGAAGCCGGAGAAGAAGCGGTCGCGGAGCCTGAAGAGGGAACTGAACAGGACGACGCAGAAGAAGAGTCAGAAGAAGAGTCAGAAGAAGAGCAGGAAGAAGAAGTTGCTGAGCTGCCAGAAGAGCCAGTTGCCGAAGAAAAACCTGCTAAGAAGCCAATGGTTCCTAAAGCGCGTCTAGATGAGGTGCTTGCAAAACAAAAAGCACTACAGAAACAGCTAGATGAGATAAATGCAGCCAATGAAAAAGCAGAAGAAGCGCCCGAATCTTACGATTTCGATGCAAAAGAAGTTGAGTACCAAAACATGGTACTGGATGGTGAGACAGAAAAAGCTGTCGCGCTGCGTAGAGAGATCCGAAAGGCCGAACGCGAGCAACTTGAGTACGAAATGAGGCAGGAAATGTCTCAGACGGTGAACCAAGACCGCCAGATGACTGCTCTACAGCAGGCCGCTAATGCTATGGAAGATGCATATCCAGTATTTGATAGTAATTCTGAGGTGTTTGATCAGGATATGACTAACGAAGTTGTTGAATTGCGCGATGCGTTCATCATGAAAGGTTATGAGGCAGTAGACGCCCTTTCAAAAGCTGTTAAATACGTGGTTAAAGATCATGATTTAGATAAATCAGCTGAAGAAGCGCCTAGTTTGGCTGGTAAAGCTCAGAAGACGGACGAGTTGGCTAAAAAACGATCACAAGTTAGTAAGAAATTAAGGGCTGCAGAAGCACAACCGCCCGAGTTACCAGGTGAAAGTAGCTCGATGCGCGGCGAAAAAGGTATTGATGTCTCTAATATGACCGAAGAAGAGTTTGATGCACTCCCCGAAGCCACTTTGAAGCGCCTAAGAGGCGATATTTTATAACGAGGTAACTATGCCAGTTAAAAAAGACCCACGATTAGCCCGAGCAGGAGTGTCGGGCTTTAACAAGCCTAAAAGGACACCTAGCCACCCGAAGAAGTCGCACATTGTTGTAGCTAAAGAAGGTGACAAGATCAAAACCATCCGTTTTGGCGAGCAAGGGGCTAAAACTGCTGGCAAACCCAAGGCTGGGGAGTCGGACAAGATGAAGAAAAAGCGTGCCAGCTTCAAAGCACGGCACGCAAAGAACATTTCCAAAGGTAAAATGAGCGCGGCCTATTGGGCAAATCGCGCCAAGTGGTGATCTGATGGCTAGAAGCGACGAACCCAAGTGGAAACGCATTGTTGCAGCGGTAAAAGCAGGCTCTAAAGGCGGTAAGCCTGGGCAATGGAGCGCGCGCAAAGCACAACTAGCCACGCAGCGTTACAAAAAGTCTGGAGGCAGTTACTCTGGACCCAAGACTAAGGCCCAGAAGTCTCTATCCAAGTGGACTAAAGAAGAATGGGGTACTAAATCTGGAAAGAATAGTACCCAAGGTAAGAAAGCGACAGGCGAGCGTTACTTACCAAAGAAGGCTCGAGAGTCTTTGAGCAAGAAAGAGTACGCAAAAACCAGCGCAAAGAAGCGCCGAGATACTAAGGCCGGTAAACAATTTTCCTCGCAACCTAAAAAGATAGCGAAGAAAACAGCACGTCATAGGTGACCTAAATGGCCGAATTATCAGAAGACACAGCGGTAACAATTCCGCTGAGGAATCTGCTTGCAATGATTGCGTTTACATCAGTATCTACAATGGCGTACTTCTCTGTACAAGAGCGGTTAAACACCCTTGAGCATGCCTTAGACAAAACTCAGATGGACATACGGTCCAACTCAGAGTTTCGGATTAAATGGCCCAGAGGTGAATTAGGCGCGCTGCCTGCTGATGCACGACAAGATATGCTAATTGAATACACGGCGGGGCTTGTTGATAAACAAATAACTAATAGTGAAAAACTCTTAGATGACATACATAACCTCAAGTTAAGGCTTGCTGCCCTAGAAAAAGGTGTAAGTACAGAATGAGATAGTTGTTGCATTGTAATAATAGCTATACTATTATTCGATATACGTCCATCCCTACGATATGGGTTCGGCCCGTAGCCGTAAAAAACGTACTCCTCGCCTGCAAAGGCGTTAAACCTGCCGAGGTCGCACCTCGTTAATAAGCGCTAACCCGTTGCTACACGATACGTAGATACGGATTAGCCGCTCCTAAAGTCGGCTGAGTAAGTGGCGTGTGCCACATAAATTATTTAACCCATTTAATTAGGAGCCCATCATGGCTTTAACAAATTTCGGTACGCTTACTGGCGACCAACTTCAAGCATGGTCACGTGACTTTTGGAAAGTTGCACGTAACCAATCTTTCATCAACCAGTTCGCTGGTACTGGTTCTAACGCTATGGTTCAGCGCGTAACTGAGTTGACCAAGAACCAAAAAGGCACTAAAGCTAACATCACTTTGCTCGCTGACATGACTGGCGACGGTATCACTGGTGACTACACTCTGGAAGGCAACGAAGAAGCCCTCCGCGCGTTTGACATCAGCATCGAGCTAGATCAGCTACGATTCGCTAACCGCATCGCTGGCCGTATGACCGACCAGAAGACTGTAGTTAACTTCCGTGAGCAATCTCGCGACGCACTTGCTTACGCAATCGCTGACCGTTGTGACCAGTTGGCATTCTTGACTCTGTCAGGTGTTGCATATACTCACAAGAACAACGGCGGTCTTCGTACTGTAGTTGGCGGCGCTGTAAACGGCCAAGAGCTTGTTGACCTTGAGTTCGCTTCAGACGTATCTGCTCCTACTGCTGCAAGACATCGTCGTGTAGATGGCGACGACATCGTTGCTGGTGACACTACTGCTTTGGGAGCTGGTGACTCTCTGAAGCACAAGCACATTGTAAAGCGGAAGGCTGATGCTAAAGATCAATACATTCGTGGTATTCGTGGTGCTGGTAACCAAGAAACTTTCCACATGTTTGTTACTCCACAGCAAATGGCTGACCTCAAGCTTGACGCAGACTTCATTGCCAACGTTCGTAACGCTGGCGTACGTGGAGCTTCTAACAGCTTGTTCGCTGGTTCTTCTAGCCTGATGGTTGATGGCGTGATGATCCACGAGTTCCGCCATGTGTTTAACACTTCTGGTGCTACTACTGGTGCTTCTGGCAACGCTGGCGCAGCTGGCTACAAGTGGGGCGCAGCAGCTAACGTAGTTGGCGGACGTGCTCTGTTCTGTGGTGCTCAGGCTCTAGCCCTGGCTGACATCGGTCTGCCTGAAATGGTTGAAGATACTTTCGACTACGGCAACCAGTCTGGTATCTCGATCGGTAAGATCTTCGGAATGCGCAAGCCTAAGTACAACTCTGATATTGCAGGGTCTGTACAGGACTTCGGCGTTATCTGCTTAGATACTGCACAGTAAGACTATCGCCCCCTCTTCTGAGGGGGCTTTTTTATTTATATAGGAATTAATCATGAAGATTATAAGTAGCGAGTCATTACGAGTGACCACGATGGGCGGCACCGCTGTCTTGTTTGAAGCAGGTGTACCGCGAGAGATTGCAGACGAAGTTGGTCTGTTAGCAATACAGATGGGCGCAAGAGAATACAACGACAAGTATGTCGAAGAAGATAAAGCAGAAGTGGCTGAGTTTGAAGAAGTTGTCATAGAGACAGCGCAGCCCAACGAAGACCTAGTTACCTGTCTTGAAAAAATGATGGATGAAGGTGACCCAAAGAATTTTAAAGCCGATGGCTACCCTAAAGCTGCAGCAGTAAACAAAGTCATGGGTAAAACAATTGATTCCGATGCCCGAGAAGCAGCTTGGGAATCCATACTTAACTCATAGGTAAACACGATGTCAGTAACAGTTCAAAGCGTCATTGATAGAGCACAGACAGTACTACAAGACACTACTGGCGTTAGATGGCCAGTTGTTGGTGAATTGGTTTTGTGGATTAACGACGCACAGCGTGAGATTGCTTTATTGAAGCCGGACGCTAGTGCGACTAACGAGACTATTACTCTAGCCACCGGCACGAAGCAGGCTATCCCTTCTGGTGGTAACCGCTTACTCAAGGTAATACGCAATATGTCTGCTGCCTCTAATGGCACAGGTAAGCGCGCAGTGCGGCTTGTAGATGCAGAAGTTCTTAACGGACAAACCCCAGACTGGCACGACCCTACTGTTTCAGGTGATGCAGCGCACACTACTATTGTTAAGCACTACGTGTATGAAGAGCAAAACCCAAGAAACTTCTACGTGTACCCTGGTGTTGCTGGCAACGCTTTCTTAGAAATTGTTTATAGCTCCAACCCAACCACTGTTGCCCAGTCAGGTAATTTATCGATCCCCGATATATTCGCAAACGCTGTTTTGAACTATGTGTTGTACATGGCTTACATGAAGGATGCTGAGTACGCGGGTAATCAACAGCGTGCTTCTAGCCACTTCCAGCTATTTACTGCCTCTGTTACTGGAAAAGGTCAGATTGATGCAGTGACTAATCCGAACATGGAACGAAGAGCACAACCGGCGGCGGTATAAACTATGGCGATTTCTTATGAGGCGCTACTTCCCGAAGTGCTACCAATGGTCCCAGGCTGCCCTGATACGCTTATAGAAAGCAACATCAGATCAGCTGCCATTGAGTTCTGCGAGCGCACAGGCGCATATCAAGCTGAGCTAGACCCAGTTACTACCGTAGCTAACGTCTATGAGTACGATCTGGAAGCGCCTAACGGAACCGCTGTTCACAAGATCATGTGGGCTACTTTCGATGGTAAAGACATTGAACCTATATCTACCCCTCTTCTCGAGCAGCGTAAACCTAACTGGAGAGACGCTGATAACGCTGGTACGCCAGAGTATTACATACAGCAGAGTGCTTCTTTAGTTTGGCTAATTCCAACGCCTAACGTGACTATGGTCTCAAGCACCATTATCCGTGCACAGCTGAAGCCTACACATACTTCTACTGCTTGCGACGAATCAATTATGAACGAGTACCGCGACGCTATTGTCAACGGAGCCTTGTTTAGATTGCTGCGTATGCCTAGTCGTGATTGGTCTGACCTATCTGGTGCGCAGATCTATGGGTCTTTATTTGCAGAAACTATTACAAAAGCCGAACGTCGTGCACGGCACGCTGACGAAGGTGTAGCTAGGAGAGTTAACTATGGCGGACTTAGCGGAGCTTGGAAAACAAGACGTAATCGATATGGCAGAGAGCGCGGATAACCCCGTCGAAGCTGATATTGATGAACACATTAATTGGGTTGCGCCCGCTATTGGCGAAATTTTAGAAGATAACCCAATGCTTACGTACACAGCAGCAGACGTGTACTTAGCGTGCAAGCAAGGAGCAGCAACACTGTGGGTAACTAAAGATGGAATGGTTGTCACCACAGGAGAAACGGATATTTATACGGGGCGAAGGACGATGCTGGTATGGATTGCATGGGCCTGGAAACGAGGCATGAACTTGGTAGCAGTACACCAAGAATTCTTTAGGCAACAGGCAAGAGATTTAGGTTTTGTGAAGATGGAAGTTAGGTCAGCAGTACCTGAGCTGAAGGACTACATACTTTCACAAGGCTGGAAACTAGACACCATTGTTTATACGAGAGATGTGTAATGGGTAGCAAACCAAAACAAAAAGATTATGAACCATCAGCAGCTGAGAAAGCGTCAGCAGCTGTAGCTATGGCCGAAAACAAATACTTCAAAGAGAAGTATGACCCGCTGCTCCAGAAGATGCGTGATGCGTCAAAAACTGATGATTCAGCGGATGTTCTCCGCGGTCGTGCTAATGCCGACACAATGCAGACATTGGCGGGTAACGCGAGTTATGACCGTGCTGCGCGTGGTGCAAGTGGTGGAGCGGAAGCGCAAGCCTACCAAGCTCAACTTGCGGCAGCTGATAAAACTGGCTTGGATATCAAGAACAACATGCAGTTAGGCGTATTAGGTACTGCTCGCGGGCAAGCTGCTGATGCACAAACTGGTATGGGTGCTGCA